CCATCTTAGCCGCTCTTTTCATATCATAACCCAAAACAACACCCGAACCAATACCTGTCATTCCAACACCAATAAGTGCGTCTTTTTCAGTTGTTCGTTTCCAAATGTCTCTTAGATAATGGAAATCAGTGTATCCCGCTTGTAATGTACCAATGAATGACGCCGCTTTAACTCTTGCGTCAAAATCTTCTTGTGATTCAATATCTGAAGCATTAACCTCACACAGGTTACAAAATTGGAATGGTCTAAGTGCAATTTCACAACAAGGGTTTGTTCCCCAATCTTTATCGTTAGATAAATAAATTCCTGGTTCTCCTGCTCCTGATAATTCAATTCTTTTCCAAAGACCTGTAAAGAATTCTTTAGTAATTTTGTGACGAAGAAGTACTGCCGAGTTATTAGCTCTACCTCTTTGTGCGTTTTGTTCCCACCAACTACCAGATTTACAAGAAATCATTTCTTCATCGTCAGCCGAGAATAATGAGATAAGTGCCGCTCTTCTAATACCTCCTGCCAATACCGCATCTGCAATATGACATACAATATCGTGAGTTTCAATTGGTGTTAATTTTTCACCATCTTTTTTGTTATCCAAAACTTTTGTAATATTATGAATACAATCTTTCAATGGTTGTGGTCCTGGCGCCTTTCCTCCCGATGTAACAAGCATTGCCCCCTTTTGTCTAATATCTGAAAAATCAAATATAGGTGTTGACGATTTGTAACCCAAATACGATTCCATTAATACTTTAATAGCATCTGCCCATCCTTCAATAGAGTCACCAATTAGGTATCGTCTTGTTCTTTCTTTGTTTGGTTTTTTAAGGTCGGGTAATTTTTCAACATGATGTTTTTGAACTGAATACCCAACTCCTGTTCCTCCTAAAAGTAAAAACATTGTTTCAGAAAAAGAGTCAACATGGTCAATTGGCATATAAGCACAGTTGTAAACCCTGTTTGGTGAAATTTCAATTGATTTACCACCAAACTGTAAAGATCTCATTGACGGTAATACTTTTTTATCATATACCATTTTATATACCTCTTCGATTTCACTTGTAATTTTAGGGTATTTTTTTTGGTGCATTTCTTTGTTACGAGTAACCAACTCTTCCCAAGTTTCTCTCCTATTTTTTTGGGGTTGGAACTTGGCATACTTCATAAAGACAGTAATGTCACTTAATATTTTTTGCGAAATATTCATTTTATTTAAATTTATTTGTTAATTGTTTTGTGTTTGTCTTTCTTTTCTTTTTTCTAAAAGTTCTTTAACTCTTAGTCTTTGTCTTTCTTCTTTCTGTTCCTCAATACCAAGAAAGGTCATTGAGCTTTCAGTATCAATATCAATCATTGCATTATCAAACTTACAGTTTTCAAACACAACGCCATCGTCTCCGATTCTTGATTTTGTAATTGCTATTGTTGCCAACTTTAACTCTTTTTGTTGTAGAGTCTTGGCTACAGTTATAATAACATGTCCCACTTGTGCCTTCTTAATTGATCCACCCATTTGATCTGTTGTCACTACTTCGGACGATATTGAAGCTCTGTTACCTTGTGTTGCAGTCCAACCTACAAGATTCATTTCGTGACACATAGCTTCAAATGCTCTCATTACCGAACCTTCACTTTTCCATTCATCCCCTAAATGTTTGTCAGGTACTACACAATCAATATAATCCAATAATACCATATCAATCTTAGTACCATCCGCAACCATTTTTCTAATTTGGTTCTTAATTTGTAACATAGTTACAGTATCTGATGGTAATTTTTTTAAAATTAATTTGTTTGTCATTGTTTCCTCAACTTCTTTAACTTTTAAGATAACTTCTTCTCTTTTTTCTGATAAATCATCAGGATGTATTTTTGTCCATAATGTGTAGTGTTTTCTTTGAATTACCTTTTGGTTATCCTCAAAAAATATTTGTAATACATTATTTCCCATATTAAATGCGTGATTTGCAATCTTAGTTAAAATAGTAGACTTACCTACACCTGTTGGTGCTAAAATAACCCCAATTTCACCTCTTGCTAAACCACCTTTTAATAGTCTGTCAATACCTGGTATTCCCATTGGGATTGGGTGTCTATAATCATCTTCTAACACTTGATCAATATTAGAAAATACATTTAATATACTTGTGTCTTTTGCCCCAACTTGTAACGCTCCTCTAACCAATTCTTCAAGAGTGTCATAATTTTCAAATTCACCACCATCGATGATTTTTTGAGCCTTACCCATCACTTTTTGTAACTCTTGTTGTTTACAAAATTTTAACGCCTTTTCCTGAACAAAAGTTACACCATCTATAGGTGAGTCCTTAATTTTCTTAATTGTATCCAAAACTATTTTGGATGCAATCTCTTGTTGTAGTTCAGATTTTGTAATCTGTTCTAATGTTTCAAAGGATGGTGTGTGATCGTATTTAATATAATACTCTTTAACCATTTGAATAATTATTTTAAAGTACTTATTTTCAAAATAATTATTTTCAATAACATCAAGAATTGAGTGTGAAAAGTCTTTATCTATAATAATTTGATTTAACAATTGTAACTGAAATGTATTACCTAAATACTCAAAATTTTTGATAGTCGCCATATTTTTTTTTACTTTAGTAAAGATAAATAGTCCTAGTTTTTAATAAATTCGGGATAAAAATAATTAAATTTTTGACCTGAAAAAATGTCAGTTAACTCCGCCATGATAGATTTTAACTTTGGGCGTAGGTCTACGGTATATCTGACCTTTGGGGGGTATGGTTTTGCGTCAAACCGTCTATGACAAATTGTCATATCTCCTACCTTAATAATTAAATTAAAATTTTCTGGACCATCAGTAATTGATGTATTAAGTAATTCCGGATTCTCTAAAATATCGTATTGGTGGTCCAACATATAAACTATTGATCTCATTTTTAAATCATTTTTGAGATCGCGGCAAAGATAGTCAACATGATTATAAAATTCTTCCGATTTATGAGCGTTTTTGTTAAACCCTCTAACATTAAAGAATCTTTGAACTACGATGTTGTCGTTGCACATTAACAAAAATTCTGTCTTTGTAATATCCTGTTCTTTCATTTTGTTTTTTTAATTTTTTTTGTTTTTAAATTTGTTTTTTTCTTTTCTTGTTAATTTTAGAAAAGGTGTCAAAAAACTAACCCAAGCATCGTCCCTCTTAGGTAGGTATTTGAAGAGTCCGTCTTCCATCATCATTCTAATTAAATTCTTATGTCCTCTTCCGTCGGGATCCATCGACTCGGAATAATAAGATTCAACTAATTCTTTTCCTTCTTCACTTATTAGTGGTTCCGATAAGTCCACAAGTTTTTTATTTATCTCGTAATACTCATCACCAAAAATACCATCTTTTGTTCTACCACTTAACAGGTTTTTTAATGCGGGATTGTCTTTATCTTCTTTTAAAAGTAATTCCCCTTTTGTTAAAATATCGGAGATATTTACTTCTTTGTCAAGTAACTCAGGAAATAACTTAACTAATGTTTTTTCTCCCAAATAATAAATTCCATTAATGTTGTCTGACTTATCACCAGATAATATTTTCCAAGTTTTAATGTTATAATGAGGTATTTCAACATCGCACATTTTAATCATATCCCCATTCTTATAATGTTTTTTAGTAATTGGGGAATAGATACTCACATCTTCAGAGATAAGCTGTGTAAGGTCTCTATCGCTTGAGAATATAGTTTTGTGTTCGTCTTTAGATATTTTACAATAGTACGCAATAATATCATCAGCCTCACAATCATCAATTTCAATATGTCTTATAAACATCTCTTCAAGATATTGTTTTACTCTTGTTTTTTGATATGAGAATGAATGGAGTTGTTCTTCGGTATTTGCTTGTCTTCGGTTAAGTTTATAATTGGGGTAAAATAATCTTCTCTGCGTTGAATTACTTTCGTTATCCCAACAAACCACAACTTTATTGTAGTTTCCTTCATCTAAAAATCTTTTGGTTGTGTTTAAGAAATGCCAAATCCCACCAACATGTTCTCCGTTATTATAAAAATCTTTGACCCCACAAACCCCAATCTTTAGTAGATTGTTGCCGTCAATAACAAGAGTTTTAATCATTTAAATTTTTTAAGTTGTTTGAAAATACTTTTTTACTCGTCAGAGTCATCATCAGATTCGTCTAAAGAATAATCTGAATATCCTAATTTTGTTTCCCAATAATCTGAATATTCTTTCTTATAGTTATCCAAAGACTCTTTTGTGTCTGTAATATAACCTTGTGGTACTGCAATGATCTTACCATCTTTATATCCAAGACCATTAACATGGTTCTTTAATATAGAAATTTTTGTTCTAATTGCAAACGACACTTTTCTACCATTCTTAGTGGCGTC